AAAAAAAAGCATTCGAAAATCCAAATTCTCCAGAAAGACAAGCATATTCTCAGCAAGTTCTATCAACAAAACCTTATGGAGATAATCCAACTGCCGAACAAAAACAAACATTAAATGATGCTGCAGGCAAATCAAACACAGCAACAAATACTGAAAAGGAAGATAATCAAAACGCAACAGAAGAACAAAAAAAAGGAGCAAATGAAGAAAATGAATCCTTCAAAGAAGGAACAAGAACAAAGTATTCTGATGTTTATTATCCATTAGACTTATCATTAAAAGATCAAGATTGCATCAAATTCTCAATCTTAGAATATAAACCATCTTTATCAACAGCAACGGGAGAACAAACAGAATTTGGAAGATCCAAAGTTGATGCAAAAAATATATTGGGAAATATAACTCTTCCAATACCTTCATCAGTTACTGATAGCAATACTGTAAGTTGGCAATCAGATACTCTTAATCTGTTAGAAGAAGCAGGAGCACAAGTCGGTACAGCACTTATGCAAAAAGGAATGCAAGGTGCAGAAGATGCAGTTAAATCAACATCAGAAAAATTATCAGGAGCAGCAAAAGCAGGAGAAATACAAACAGGTCTTGCTGGACTATTTGGAGGAATGGCAGTTGGTAAAAATTCAATCCAACAAAGAGCATTTGGATCTATATTTAATAATAATTTAGAACTTCTCTTTAATGGACCAGCACTAAGATCTTTCTCATTTGCATTTAAATTATCTCCAAGAACTGCAGATGAAGCGAAAGCAGTTATGACTATTATTCGTTATTTTAAGCAAGCAATGTCTGTAAAAAGAAGTCAAACTACATTACTCCTTAAAACTCCACGCACTTTTGCAATTTCATATTTAACATCAAATAAAGAACACCCATACTTAAATAAATTTAAAGAATGTGCTTTGACCGGATTTAATGTAAATTATACTCCAGAAGGTCAATATATGACATACATGAGCTCAAATATAAATGAAAGATCTATGATTTCTTATGAAATCTCACTATCATTTGAAGAACTTGAACCAGTCTTTGATGATGAATATGGTAATGAAAGTACAATTACTAGCATAGGTTACTAATATGTCTTCCTACTTCAGAAATCTTCCTTCTTTTGAATATGTTAGCAGACTTCCCGATGCTAAAATTGGTGACTATATTGAAGTAAAAAATCTTTTTAAAAGAGGAAGTATTCGTCCAGATATTTTTCAAAATGTAGCGTTCTTTGAAAAATATAAAATTATTGGAGATGAAAGACCAGATAATGTTGCATACAAAGTTTATGAAGACTCTAAGTTTGATTGGGTAGTTCTTCTTTGCAATAATATTATTAATATTCAAACAGAATGGCCATTAACTCAAGAATCCTTTGACACTTATTTGAGAGAAAAATACGGAAGAGGGTACACTACAGAAGAAGAAATATACAATAACATCTATAATGGAGTACATCATTACGAAACTATTGAGATTAAAAATAGTCAGGGAGTAACGATTCTTCCTGCGGGTAAAATTGTAGAAGAATATATTCAATTACCAAAGCCATTAGATAAGCAAGACAAAAACAAAATAGATTCTTTATTTTATGATTCGGATGTTGTTATTGATTCAAGTACAGCATCTGGAAAAGTAGTTTATCAATTAGATAATAGTGATATATCAGTTTCAGATGAATATGGAAATTTTATTGTGAATGAATTAGATTCATCTTGGACATATACTCTCACTCAATTTGATTTAGTTTTTGATAAAAAAATAGTTTCTGATACTATGTCTTACATATCAAAAGATGGAGTAAAAAGAATTATTAAAGTAAAGGCAACTGCAAATGATGATTATTCAATAAGTTTATCAGTAGAAAAAACAGTTGGTTCAATTTCTTATTTTGAATATTATGACTACGCTTCCAATTCTATAATTCTAGAAACAGATGTGACAGTTCCCGTTACTAACTATGAATATGAAGAAAAACTTGAAAACGAAAAAAGAAATATCTATGTTTTAAAACCAAGATACTTAAATATCATTCTTAATGATGTTGCAAATATGATGCAATATAAAGAAGGGTCCAGTCAATATAAGACTGAGACCCTCAAGCGTGCTGATAATATCAGACTATATCAATAATCAATCCTCAGCAAGTTTCTGGAAGTAACTGAGGGCATCATCTTCGTCTTCATCATCCTGAGTAATCTTAGGAAGTGAAGGAGACTTAGAACGAGCATAAGACTGTTCCAGTTCTTCCACAACACGATCTTGTGTAGAAGGAGTTGAAGAGAACTCTTCAAGTTCATCTTCCTGCTCAACAACAGCACGAGAGCGAGTTGGAGAAGCAGTCTTCAGACCCAGAACCATATTCATACGACGCTCAAGTTCTTCATAGGATTTGAACTGATCTGGAGCAGTAATTGCAGTCAGAGAATGCTCTTTCTTCCAGATGGCTTCAAGAGCATCATCGTCATCCAGTAGTGATTCAACAGAATTAAATTCTGACTTGTCGTAATTCCAATACCCATCTTTCTTTACGATCTTGAGTTTGAAATTTGCACCCTGCCAGAAGTCAAAAGGATTGATAGGAGTTTCATCCTCAAACTCAGGTTGCATTGCCTCCATAATCTTATCAAAGATTTTCTTACCGTACTTAAACAGGAAGACTTTGCCTTCATTTTGAGGATTGACAGGATCCTTTACAACGTAGATATTGCTGTAGTAAGACAGTTTACGCTTTTGCTTACGAACGATTTCTTTATTCGTTTCGGAACCAGTGTTCCACAGTTCTCGGTTATATTCACCAAGAGGATCTTTTTGACCAATCGTAGTCAAAGAGTTTTCAATATACCAACCACCAGGACCTTGGAAAGCATGAGAATACATTTTTGCCCAAGGAAGTTCTTCGCCTTCAGGGGCAGGAAGGAAACGAATTACTGCAAAACCGTTACCAGTTTTATCCAGTTCTGGTTTCCAGAGTCGGTCATCTTCTCCCATACTTGTAGTACTCATTTTCTCAACTTCTTTCACAAGTTTAGAAGTCAGAGAACCCAGTTTGGATTGTTTTTTAAGTGCTTCAAAAGACATTAGGATTACCTCGTATTAGTAGGATTTGGCCTTTGTGTACTTCGTTATTCTACAGGTCTGACCCTGTTTTGTCAATCTGTTCTTTCATCACCTCAAGCATTCGGGTCATATTGTTAAAAATGACATTCATATCAGTATTAGGAGGCATACCCATCATAATTGCAGAATTCACAATACGCTCCTTCATTTCTCTTGCTTCAGGATCATCAGATAAACTCATTCTTGTATAAAGAACTTTTTGTTTATCTAAGAGTCTCTCAAGAACTTCAACGTGCTCAATCTTCTCATCTTTACTCATCGCAGGAAACTTAAAAATATTTCCATAAATTTGTTCTTGAAGTTCTGCAATTTCAGTCATCTCTGCACGGACAACTTCTGAACTAAAGAAACTCATTGATCCTCCAAAATAATTTCTTTCAAAATTTTACGATAACTAAGTACATCAATATTTAGAAATGGATTATACTTTTTAACTCTTCTACTGACGGTTTCCCACACTGGATCTTGCAGTTTTTTATCAAAGTTCTTTGAATAAGAAAAAATTTTATCCAAAAGAACCATTGTCTCAAGAGATACTTGACCACTCAAATGTTTTTTCAAAAGAACTGGATGCCCCTTTGAACATTTGAATACTTCTTGAAATTTATTTTCATCAAATAAAGTTTGACTTTCTTCTTTGAAGAAATAAGACAGCGATTGAATTTTCTTTTGCCAGTTTTGATATCTGCTTTCCCCATCTTTCATCATTTCACCAATCCAAAGAGTTTCTGGATCTTGACAAGAAACAAAGTTTGCAACAAAAAAATCTATAACTTCTTGATCAGATTTTTGTCTTGAGATTTTTTCAAACCACATTCTATCCTTACGTTTATAAAAAGATTGAACTGTTGCTCTACTTTTACCGCAGTATTTAAAGTAGTCATAATTATCTTTCGTAAAGTGATTCTTCAAAGAAAGATAACATTTATAGGCATCAAAAGGCATCATTCAAAAAAGTAATATAAGGATTTTTTGCCGGAAAAATTTTCGCTCAAAAATGAATTAAAAAATTAATTTTGCTCTGGAGGTTTTCTTTAGAAAATTCAGTTCCATTGCCTCATACTTAATCTTTTCTTTCAGAGGTTTTGAAATAAGTTTAGGTACTGATTCTAAATCAATATTATTCTGTTCGCAGAAATAAATTACAGCATCAATATAATTCATTTCTACATTAATTTGCACAAGATTTTCGATTTCTTGCGCAAAGCGTGATGGACAGAAGAACTTATTTTCCAATGCTTTCTCTAATTCATTCTCCATCTGACCCAGTATTGTGATGTACAAATTCTTTAATATAACGAACTAGTAGTTTAATATAATCCCCTTTATTTCTTTTGTCAAACACCTTGACTTCTCCGCCAGGAGTGACCATTAAAGTAATGAGTTTCTTAACAACTTGTCCCGTAAGTTCATAGTAAGCAGCTGCATAAAAAGTTTCTTGAACAAAGTAATTTTCAATCCACTGCTCTGGTTTAATTTTATCTGATGTTTTAAAGTCAATAACTGCAAGTTCTCCTTCGTATTCAGCAATACAATCGACTCGTCCTGCAAGTCCAAGGTATTCTGAGTAGAGAGTTCTTTCAATTGCATGAATATTATTTATCTTATCAAGATAAGGTTTCGCATGATGAAACATATGTTTTGTCAGGAGTTGGTAATCATCCCAAACAAGTTGTTTGTTTTCAAGATAATCCTGACAGACTTGGTGAAAGTCAGTTCCTCTTGCTGTTGCTTTCTTTGTAATGCGATTTGCTTCCTCAAGTCCTACACGCTTTCTCCAATCAATAAAAATCTGACGATTGTAGAATGAAGTGACTGAAGTAATTGAAGGCACCCACTGCCCATCAGGAAGATGGTACAAGCGGATGCCATTTTGTTCTTTCTTTTCTAGTTCAAGATCACCTAAAAAATTACAATGAATAAAACTCATACACCGATTTCCATTTTTGCAAGGATATATTCTTTCACTAATCCAGAGCGAACAATATCATCAACTCCAAATTCAATAATATCAATTGAAGGCATAATACGAAGAACCTTCATAAAATCAATGATACCATTTCTCTCATTCGTTTTAATCAAATCCGTTTGAGTAGCATCACCACAGAACATAATTTTACTGTTCTCACCTACACGAGTAATTATACTATCAAGTTCATGATAATTCAAGTTTTGGAATTCATCTACAATGATAATTGAATTATCCAGAGTAGTTCCGCGAATAAAAGAAGTAGACCAAAAACTAATAGTTCCTTGAGTTTTGAGGTTTCCATACAACATTTCAAATGAAGCGTCGTCAGGCATCTGGAACATGAACTTAACCATGTTCTTATAAGGAATTTGATAGAGAGAAGATTTATCTTCATGATCTCCTGGAAGAAATCCAATCTCACGGGTAGCAACAAGAGATCTTACAATGTAAATCTTTTCATATGGACTTCTTTCATCCAGAACATCCTGAAGAGCATTATAGAGAGTAATAAATGTTTTACCCGTTCCAGCACAACCATAAGCAACGATATTTTGTTGTTTTTCGTATGCTTCATATAATTTTTTTTGGTTTTCAGTAAGAGGTTCAATATCCCTCATTAAATCCAAACTAATTGGTTTCTTACGCTTCATTTGTTTAGCGGTCATTCCAACACCAATTGGTTGATC